ACAGGCTGTATATATGCCCTGTGGTAGCCATGAAGAGTACCTAGCTTACTATTCCCGTGATGAGGTAGCTGAAGATCCTGAAGAGCCATCAGTGAACCGCTTAGACGCTCTCAGAGCTATCGTACAGGAAGTGATGAAGGAAGAGTTCACTAAGGCTGAGTACCAAGGTGAGAAAGTAACTTTAAACAAGCCTCGACGTATTCAAGGTGGCAACAAGAAGTTTGAAGTATTCGTGCAAGATGGCGATAAGGTAAAGCGAGTTGCCTTTGGAGATCCTAACATGGAGATCCGTCGAGATGACCCTAAAGCCAGAGCTAATTTCCGCTCCCGCCATTCTTGCGATACCAAGAAAGATAAGACTACAGCAGGTTACTGGTCTTGTCGTATGTGGGAAGGTGGAACATCCGTGTCCGAACTTACTAAAAGTGTTGAAGGTCAAATCCTCAAGGCAGATGACGAACAGCGTCTAGTCTATGGATGGGCCTCAGTCGTTACTGAGAAAGGTGAGCCAGTGGTTGACCGTCAAGGTGACGTAATAGAACCTGACACACTCGTTAAGGCTGTCAATGGCTTTATGGAGCATATTCGTGTCGGTAAGCAGATGCATACAGGGGATCAGATTGGGGCGGTTATCCACTCCATGCCTATAACCAAAGAGATAGGTGAATCCCTTGGCATCCAGAGTGACCGTGAAGGCTGGATTGTAGCTTTCAAAGTCTATGACGATAATGTCTGGGCGAAGGTTAAGTCTGGTGAACTTGCGGCCTTCTCTATTGGGGGTCGTGCAATCAAGGAGGACTATAGTGCCTAACCTTTTAAAACAGCTTGAACTGGAGGAATTGTCTTTGGTGGATCGTCCAGCAAATGCACAGGCAATGGTTTCCTTGTACAAGCGTGATAATTCCAATGGAGAACCTATGGAACATGAAGTAACAGAAAAAATGTCTGATGATCTGAAGGCCAAACTGAAGCCATACATGGATAAAGGTATGTCTGAAGAAGAAGCCATGAAGATGTACAACATGGACATGAAGAAAGCTGATGATGCAACTGCTGAAGAGCTTGAAATCGAAACTCTTAAGGCTTCTGAAGTTGCCCTTAAGGAAGAGAACGAGCGTCTTCGTAAGTCTCTCATCGAGAATGGTTATGTCATCAAAGCTGACGTAATTGAGAAGAAAGCTGAGCCTGAGTATGTAGAGTATGACGGTGAGCAAATCAACAAAGCTGACATCCCTGCGCCAATTCTTAAGGCTCTGGAAGAAGCTGAAGTTGCTAAGGCAGATGCTGAACTGACTAAACGTGCAGAAGAAGCTCTACCTAACTTCAACATCGACGTAGCTAAAACACTTATTGCTAAGTTTGATGCAGATGAAACAGTCATGGAAGCTTTGAAGGGTGCTGATGCAGTATTCGGAGAGTCTATGGAAGAATTTGGTAAGTCAGATGCTGATGGCAACTTCGCTACAGCACAAGACAAGCTGGATGCCCTCGTTAAGTCTTATATGGACGAAAACAAAATCAAGAAGAGCCAATATGCTGTAGCTTATGCCGCAGTTGCTAAGACCGATGAAGGTAAAGCTCTTATCAACAAATCCTATAAAGGAGAATAAATATGGCTGTAATGCAGTCCCGTGATACACGGTCTTTTGTTGCTGGTGAGAGTCTCGCCGCAGCACAATTCAAGTTCGTTACTCTGGAGAGTGATGGACAAGTAGATCTGGCAGACTCTGCTGGTGAAAATTGCATCGGTGTTCTGTTGAACAACCCTGCCGCTGGGGAAGCTGCTACCGTAGCAATCTCAGGTAAAGTAATGGTAGAAGCTGGTGGAACTATCGCCGCTGGTGCAGCCGTTCAAGCCGATGCAAATGGTGACGCACTCACCGCAGCTTCTGGCGATGTTGTTATGGGTTATGCTTTGGAAGCAGCAGTTGATGGTCAGATCATGGCTATTGAACTCATCCAAGGCGGTAACATCGTAGCTTAATCCAGCATAGAAAGGAATAAATAATGCCCTTGCTGACTCCATCCGCAGTGCATGTAGATCAGCCGCTGACTAACCTCACGCTGGCTTATGCACAATCACAAGAGAACTTTATCGCTGATAAGGTTTTCCCAACTGTCGGTGTTTCAAAACAATCTGACAAATACTACATCTACGACCGTGCGAACATGAACCGTACTGGTGACGTAGAGAAACTGGCTCCACGCACAGAAGTAAACCGTATCGGTATGACTTTATCGACCAGCAGCTACTTTGCTGACGTATACGGTCTAGGTATGGACTTCGATGAGCAAACTTTGGCTAACGAAGATGCTATGTTGGACATCCGTTCTGCTGGTGCTGAAACCTTAGCGATGCGTCTTATGATCCATCGTGAAGAGCAGTTCGCAAGCAACTTCTTTGTAGCTAGCCAATGGGGAACTGACAACACATTGAGTGGTAATGACCAATGGTCAGACTACACTAACTCAGACCCTATTGATGCTGTTACTCTTGCTCGTCGTACTGTTCAGTTAGGTTCAGGTGGCTTCAAGCCAAACACAATGGTTGTTGGTAAAGAAGTACGTGACAAGCTAATCAACCACCCAGACGTTCTTGCTCGCTTGAACGGTGGTGCAACTGTAACCAACACAGCTTTGGTAACTGATGCTAAACTGGCTGAGATCTTTGAGGTAGAGAACTTCTACGTCATGGAAGCTGTCAAGAACTCATCAGTAGAAGGTGTTGCAGAAAGCAATGCGTTTATCGGTGGTAAGAATGCTCTGTTGTGCTACACCCCATCAAATGCTGGTCTTATGTCACCAGCAGCAGGTTTGACCTTCGCATGGAATAACCTTGAAGGTGTAAACAACTTGGGTATCACTGTTGAGTCATTCTCAGACGATGCTCTGAAGCGTCAGCAGATTGCTGAAATGATCCAAGTTAAAATGTCTTACGATATGAAAGTCGTAGGCGCTGACTTGGGTTACTTATTCATCAACGCTGTAGCTTAATTTACCTTGGTGGGGGCTGTAGTAATGGCCCCTGCCATCCTTCCCGACGAAAGGTAGTACAATGATCCGACAAGAAAAGATGCCATTTCAACTAGACCGTCCAGTCTTTGTTAAGCGCCCGTTTCAATCTTGGGGCAGACAGCTAAAGAAGGGCGATGAGTTTAAGTGGAAAGAGATTGGTGTAACTGAAGAGAAGACACTAATCTTGTACAGAGAAGGCTTTATCTATCACAACTCAGACTTTGAGGTTAAACTTAAGGTTGGTGATGGATTAGAAGAATTAGATGTAGATGGACTACATGGCCTTGTCGATAGTATCAACGATAAAGTAAATTCTAAGACTAAATCTGAGGCTGAGTTTCAGAAGAAGAAGTGTAAGAAGTCTAAGATAGTTGATAAACAGCGTGGGCTTATTCGTAGCTGGCGTAGAAATTATGGTCACATGGAGACTTAAAGAATGGCTTGGTCGTATGATGCAACTGATTTAGGTACAGGTACAGCCTCTGGGCGTTTGAACTCTGTACGGCTCCTTGTAGGAGACACTGACACCACCGACCAACAAGTTCAGAATGAAGAAATAGTTTTTGCTCTATCCCAGACCAGTGACAACATCTATCAAGCAGGTGCTTGGACTGCCAGAACAATCGCTGCACAATACTCTCGTAGGGTCACACAGAACCTGTCAGGCGCTCTGAGTGCTAACTATAGTGATCTAGCTAATCAGTACTCTCAGCTAGCTTTAGACCTTGAGCTTAACGGTAAGAAGGCTGGAGCTAGTGTAGGTGTAGTTGCTGGTGGTATTAGTATTGCTACTGTGGATAATGTAAGACAGAATACAGATCGTGTTCCACCATCCTTCCGTAGGGATAGATTCAAGAACCCACCAAGTTACAGTGGTGATGACTACGATTATAGTTAAGGGGTAGGTAATGGCATTCTCAAGAGGTTATAACCTACTCAAGATGGTAGAGGAGTTTGGTGAGCCGCTTACTCTACGCAAGAAGACTACAGCAGGAACCTACGATCCTACTACTGGATCAGTAACAGGTTCAGCTACAACTGACTACAGCTTTGAGGGTTACTTCTACAACTACGATCAAGGTATCATAGCTAATGTAGATGAGATCCGTAGAGGCACCCGTAAATGCGTAGTCCCAGCTTTAGGATTGGCAGTAGAACCCGATGACGAAGATCAGATTATTGGTAACGGTGACACAGTTAATGTTATTTCTGTTGTTACTATATTTTCTAATGGGGTCAAGATTTGTTTCTTGTGTGATGTGAGAGAGTAATGAGAACTGAGTTAAAGGTCATGCCTTCTCTACAGAGGAAGATAGATGATCTTAAGGCTTTAGCTGAGCAACAAGTAGAGCGTAAGCTAGTTGATATAGCACAAACCGCTGTTAATCTCTCTCCAGTATACACTGGTGCATATGTAACATCCTTTTCTTTTAGTGTTGGTGCTGGCAGACCTAGAGGTAAAAGCTCTAAGAATAAGCCAAAGGGTAATGACAGAGCTATGCGTCAGAAAGGTATGGACAATCTTATGGAAGATATAGCTAAAATACCTTCCCTACTAGACACTACAAGCATAGTACTTCGTAATAATAGTCCTCATGCTGTTGCTGTTGAATATGGCGGTAAGAACTGGATAAGACCTCCATACTTCGTATTTACTCAAGTGAGAAACATTCATGGCTAGTATCTATAATGACATACGGGCAGCACTTGAGAACAAGTTAGCTAACACCTCTAATTTACCTGCAGGTATAGCTTATGAGAATGTTTCATTTAGCCCAACGACAGGTACAAGCTACCTACAAACTAATTTTCTCCCGACACTCCGCAGACCCGCTGTAAGAGGTTTAAACCCACAACAGAGATACGATGGTGTGTTTGTTGTAACTGCCTACACCCCAGAAGGTAATGGCCCCGCCGCTGCTGATGCCTTAGCTAATACTATATTAGAGGCTTTTGAAGCAACTACTAAAATCTCCTACTCTGGGGATGAAACAATAACTGTATCTATTGACTACGCTGAAAGACAGCAAGGTTTCTTAGATGCGCCTTGGTACTACGTTCCGATTAATATCGGATGGTACGTTTATAATAATTAGGAGAATACATTATGGCCTTCGCACAAGGTTCTCGTTCCAGCCTATCGTTCATTGTGGAAAGCACATTTGGCACGACTCCTGCTGGTAACTTCACAAACTTACCCTTCAGCACACACTCTTTGAACTTAACTAAAGATCGTGTAGCTGGTACTGATATTCAAGCTGATCGTATGCCCCGTGTTGATCGTCACGGTAACCGTCAAGCTGCTGGTGACATTGTTGCTGACTTACGTGATGCTGACTATGATGCATTCCTAGAATCAGCTATGTTGTCCACTTGGTCAACTAACGTCCTTAAGGTTGGTACAACACCTAAATTCTTCTCTATCGAAGACTATGCTGCTGACATCGACCAAGCTCGTTTGTTCACAGGTATGACAGTTTCTACTATGGGTATCTCTCTAGCCCCTAACCAGATGGTAACAGCTACCTACGGTATGGTTGGTAAAGACATGACCATGAGTGCTACTGAGAAGACACAGGACGCTGCATCAGGTGCTGCTCCATTCGATGCCTACTCAGGTACATTAGCTATCGGTAACGTAAATGGTACACCCTCTACATCAGCTATCGTAACTGGTATGGACTTCACCCTGACTAACTCATTCGCACCTACCTTCGTAATTGGTAGTGATAGTGCGCCACAGTTAGAGGTTGGTCGTGCAGAAGTCGAAGGTACTATCTCAGCTTACTTTGAGGATGCAGCTTTAATCAACCGCTTCTTGAATGAGACTGAAACTGAGCTTGAGGTAACTGTGGGTGATGGTAGCAATACCATGAAGTTCGCATTCCCACGGGCTAAGATTAACAGTGCAGATGTAGGTGTAGATGGCCCAACTAGCCGTGTTATCTCTATGTCATTCGTAGCACTCTACAACACAACAGATGCAAGTAACTTAGTTATTACTCGCTCTGCATAGGTTCCCTAGCTAGGGTGGGGAGGCATTGGTGTCGGGTCTGATGCTTCCCCTTTTAACAAACTAACCCGACAACTTTTCACCCCGACAATAAGGAAACTCGACATGGACTTAAAGAATTTAACCCCGACTAGCGACACTGTAGATGTTACTATTGTACATCCTACTAGCTTTGATGTCTTGAATAATGATGACGATACACCAATGGTTATCACTGTATATGCACCACATTCCAAAGAGTATAAGGCTGCTGTACATGAACAGACCAACAAACGTCTGAAACAAGCACAGAATAAGAAGAAGGTAGAGATTACAGCAGAAGACCTAGAGGACGCTACTTTAGACTTACTTGCCAAAACTACTAAAGGCTGGAAGATTACTTATGGTGGTTCTAAACCTAAGTTCTCTCTCGCTAAGGCCAAAGAGATTTACGCTGAAGTATTCTGGATAAGAGATCAGATTGAGGAAGCAGTAGCTAACTCTCTGGATTTTACGAAGGCCTGATTGAAGAACTGGTTGACTACGCAGAGCATGAGTTCTCTATAAGTAGACCAGACAAGTCAGGCACATCAGAACGTGAACACTTAGAACAAGTAGAAAGGCAGACTGGACACAGACCAAAAGCATTAGATGGCCCCGACTTCCCATTGCTTATGTCTCATGTTTGGTCTGCCTTTATTGTATTAAACGCAAGTAGAACGATGGGGTTCTCAGGCCCAAACCCGATAAGTTATCAAGAAATAAAAACATGGAAGGAGCTTACAGATACACCATTGTCTTCTTGGGAGATAGAAGCAATAAAACGTGTTGATGTAGTCTTTATGGGTACGATGAATGGCTGATGATCTAAGATTTGTTATTAGTGTTGATGACAGAGATCTCATAAGGACTCAAAGGGAACAGAAGAAGTTTCAAGCTAACCTTGTTCTTATTGAGAAGGCATTTAGAGATGGTAAGATAAGTGCCTTTAGATACAATACTGAGATTGTTAAACAGTCTTCACAGCTATCTAAACTTGGTGGTACATATCAAAAGGCAGCTAGTGAGGTCAGGACTTATGCAGCTTCCTTAAGAAAAGCAACCGATGCACAGCTTGCAAACACTGCTGCAACTGTAATGGGCGGTAAAAAGATGAACCGCTTTGGTATGATTTCTCAACAAGTGGGTTATCAAGTTGGTGATTTCTTTGTTCAAGTACAATCTGGAACTAGCGCCCTTGTAGCTTTTGGTCAGCAGGGTACACAGCTTGCAGGATTGCTGCCCGGAATTTATGGTGCAGTTATAGGCATAGGTCTGGCTATAGGGACGATGTTAGCTAGGTCTTTCCTACAAGCTAAAGATGCTATGTCTGATTTCCAAGATCTATCTAATAGCTTTGCCCCTGCTATGAAAAAACTTTCGGGGGGTATCAAGGATACAAGATTAGAGGTCTACAAGTTAGTAACTGGGATTAAAGATACTAACCAAGCTATAGGTCAACAAGCTCTTGAGTACCAGAAGGCATTACAACAAACTAATCAGTTCTTAGCTGCACAAGATGGCCTATCTAGGATTCAAAAGGTAAGAGCGCAAGGTTTAAAGGTCTTTGGCTTAACTATTGTAAAGAGTGACCAAGAAAGAGTAGACCTATTAGAAAAACAGAATGATGAATATAGCAAACTAAATGATCGGGCTGAACAGCTAAGGAAAAAAGAAGAAGACAGAAAGAATTTTCTTGAGGATCAACTGGAGATTCAAGAAAGGATTAGAGATGCTGAACAGGCCATAGAAGCTGCTCAAGATAGGCAAGCTAGTAAGGCTAGTACAACATATGCTATAGAAGAAGATAAACTGGGTTTATTAAGACAATTAGCAGCGGGTACTATAACTCAAGCTGACTTAGAGGATCAATTATTACGCAATAAACTTAAGTTAGAGTACTCTTTGCTTGATAATGCAGATGCACTAATAACTAGAAGAGTAGAGCAAGTTAGACAAGGGCGTGAATTAACAGCAGAGATTAAAGAGCAGATAAGTCAAACTAAATTAAAAGAGCAAGCTCTAAAGAGGATAGAAGACTCCTTTAATAAGCAACGTGATTCTATGTTGGCTCAAGGTGATCTCTTAAAGCATGAAGTGTCCTTAAGGAAAGTTTATAAAGACGAAACCTATATACAAGAGAGACTTGAGCAGAAGAAGTTAGATCTCTATATACAACAAAATAACTTAAACAAAGATCAGGCCGCTAGGTTGAGGGCTGCTCATAATTACCTAGTAGACCAAAAGCAAGCTCTAGAAGACATTAATGATCAAGAAAAGGCCAGATTAAACCTCCTTAGCGTACAGCAAAAGATGAGAGGGGTTGGTGTAGCTAGTGGTCGTGGTGGTGATCCTAGACAGCAAGGCACCCGTTATCAACAAGAGTTTGGTTATAAGACTGTAGACGAGCTTATAGCAGAACATAATGCTAGGAATAAAGGCATAAAAGAGACTATAGACCTCACCAGAGAACTAACTGATGTACAGAAACAACAAGTAGCTATAGCTGATAGTGTCTCTGGAGCCTTTGGTAACTTCTTCATGCAGCTAGTAGATGGAACTACATCAGCTAAAGATGCCTTCAGAGCTATGGCTGCTGACATCATACAACAGCTATACAGAATACTTGTTGTTGAACAGCTAGTAAACTCTATCAAAGGTGCTGTTACAGGTGCTTTTGCTCCTGCTTCCGCTGCTGGTACTGAGGGTTATCAAGCTCCACCTAAAAGACCTACAAAAATATTTGGTAAATATGAAGGTGGTGGGTACACAGGCTCAGGCCCAAGATCAGGTGGCTTAGATGGTAAGGGTGGCTTTATGGCTATGCTACACCCTAGAGAGACTGTCGTAGACCACGCTAAAGGTCAGGGTGCTGGCGGTGACGTTAATATCGTGCAGAATTTTAGTTTCTCAGCTAATGGTGATGATAGTGTAAGAAAGATTATAGCACAAGCTGCACCACAGATTGCTAAAATGACACAACAACAGATCGTAGATTCTCGTCGCAGAGGTGGCGCAATGAAAGCAGCGTTTGGTGGATAAATCATGGCTATAAGTTACCCTCTTAATACACCTACAACTATTGGCATAGAGAGTATTGAACTACGTGCTATGAATGCTGTAGCTGTCTCTCAGTCTCCCTTTACATATAAGCAACAGGTCGTAGCTCATCAAGGTCAAATCTGGTCTGCTTCAGTCAGTATTCCCTCAGTGCGTAGGGATCTAGCTGCTGACTGGAAAGCTATGCTAGTAGCCCTTAAGGGTTCTGTAGGAACCTTTCTACTGGGAGATCCTGACTATGCTACACCTAGAGGTACAGTGAGTGGTACACCTACTCTGTCAGGTACAGCAGGGGATAGCACAGTATCAGTTACTATGACAGGCACTCTACTAGCTGGTGACTATATTCAATTAGGTACAGGGTCTGCTGCTAGACTACACCAAGTGTTAGTAGACCAAAGTGGTAGTGGTAACCTAGAGATCTGGCCTGACCTAAGAAGTACATACTCAGGTGAGACTGTAATCTACAGTAGCCCTAAAGGTGTCTTTAGACTTGGCAATAACACTACTTCTTGGTCTATAGACAATGCTAGTTTTTATGGTATCTCTTTTGACGCAATAGAGGCTCTACAGTAATGTCGAGAGTTCTACCTACAACAATAGTTGATGCATTAGATGATAATGTAATCTACCCCTTCTTTGCTGTTGAGATGAACTTTGATGCTGATAATGTCTTACGTCTATGGACAGGTGTAGGTACTCTTACCTTTGAAGGGGTTTCTTGGACAGGTGCTGGAACTATATTAGGCATATCTTCTGTAGAAGAAACTACAGAAACTGCTGCTAGAGGTGCAGATATTACTATTACAGGTATGCCCTCTGAGGTATTAGCTCTAGCTCTCAGTACCCCATATCAAGGCAGAACCTGTAAGATATACTTTGGCATGTTCGCTAAGGGTAGTCTACAGAAAGAGAGTACTAACTTTATTCTCCTAGAAGATGGCTCACGTATTGAGCTAGAGGATAGATCAACTGGCCTAACTGAAATATTTACTGGTTATATGGATCAGATGAATATTGAAGAGGGTGCAGATACTGGTACTATAAGAGTTAAGGTTGAGAATAAACTGATTGACCTAGAGAGAGCTAGAGTTGCTAGGTATACTGCTCAGTACCAAAGGTCTAGGGATATAGCTGGTGCGTCTACAGATGCAGGGTTTGATTTTGTAGCTGATATGCAAGACCAGAAACTTGCTTGGGGTAGGAGTTCTGAAAGCTAATGGCTATCTTTGGTATAGATATTGATTTCTTAGATGAAGATGCTAATCTAGCTGGTGCCGTTGCGGTAGTTGCAGCTTTAGTAGCTGCCCCATTTACCGGCGGGGTTAGTTTAGGTTTTCTTGCAGCGGCATATGTAGGAACTGTTACTGCCATTGCTTTGACTAAAGCCTTAGCGCCAGATCCAAAACTTAAGGGTGGAGATCAGGGCTATCTAATAACTCAAAGGGGTTCTACCTTACCTCATCAGGTTATCTATGGTAAGATTAGAATAGCTAGTGGTATAGTCTTCCAAGGAACTACAGATAACAACAAATACTTACACACTGTGTTAGCTTTTGCTGGACATGAGATAGAAGAGTTTGAGACTATCTATTTCAACGATGAAGTTCTTACTCTAAGTGGTAATGATGTTACGGCCCCAGCTAAGTATGCCGGTAAGGTTAAGATAGTTAAGAAGCTAGGAACTACTACACAGACCGCCGTTACATCCTCAGATTTAGGTGGTTTAGCTCCCCCTGCAAAGTGGACTACAGA